TTCTTACCGTATGCCTTATGTTCATCATAGGACATTAGATTATTAAACTGTCGAGCTTTCTCTATTTGTTTTAATCGTTGTTCCTCATCTTCCATTACAATCACTTTAGGAGTGTTCTTCTTACCTAGTAAATACCCTGCACCTAGCATTAGTATTAAACCGATGGTTACACCCATTCCTGATAAGAATAGAGCCATTTAAACACCTTCTTCTTCTTTCTTATCTCGTAACTGAATTGTTGTAATTAATGTTTCAGGGTCTGTTAAGATCACAATTTCCTGGTCTAAATCAAATGTATCTTCTGGTTTAATCTCAAATGTACCACCTAAAGCCTTTAACATATTCGCTACTAATATTAATAATTCATCTTGTTTTTTCATTTATCCACCTTCTTTTGTAATTCTTCAACTACAGCAGCTAATCTACCGACAACTTCTTCATATCTTCGAGCGACAGGATTAATACCTATAACTCTTTCTATTGTTTTGTTGTATTCCCTTACTTCATCTACTATCTTTCTAACTCTACAATCACAATATAACTGTTTAAATGGATTGTAAGTATATTCTGTCTTGTCACAATGCTTACACATTAATTTACGTTTAAACATTACATCACCATTTCGTTATAGATTTTATTCGAGGTTTCTTCCCTGTTATCTGTCTAACCATCTTCTCATGTTTCTCTTGTGGTGTTGGGTTGTCAGGATCATGTTCAGTTTTCTTAAACTCTTTATGCTTCATTACCTCATCATTTAACGCATAGCGTACAGCATCTATACTATGATTGTTTAAATCAGGAAATTTCGCTTTAAAATTACCGTTAGCATCTTTATCTAACTCATAGGTTAAGAACTCTCTAGCAGTATCTGGGCAACGTGTGTCATCTATGATGATTTCTTCTAAGTCCTGTAAGAACTTAATACCATATTCAATGCTGTCTGGACCTTTCTTAGCACCTTTAACCCTCAACCCATGTTGTCTAAACTCATGTATAGACTTCGGTTCAGCGCTATCAGCAATAAGAAAGTCATTATTCTTATTTTCTTCTTTAATATGTGCTATCGCTTGTGTATTCGATAAACCTACCTTATATAGTTCATGGTAGATGTATAGTCGTTTACGCTTACGATCGTAATTACATACAACATATGAGAACGGGTCGATGGCATATCCGAAATCACTCCCTCGTTTAACGTTCTCAAACTCTGCTATTTCTTCATCAGTAATAGGTCTTATCTTCACATTGTCAAATACTTCTCCACCTGTACCTGTAACCTCTCCTAAATACTCATGTTGATAAGAATTAGGTTTCGTTTCCTTCAGGTGGTTAGCTTCAATGATAAACTGTTCTCCAAGCCACTCTTTTGGTACAGTTAGATAATTTGAATGATGAGTTAAGCGATCATGTCTAGTTAGTTGTCGTTCTGCATTTACCCAGTTATTTGCACTCTTAGGAGGATTGTATGAATAAAATACACAAAACTGTGTACCACCACGCATAAGCGATTGGTTAATCATCCTTACTTCTTCCATTCCTGCAAACTCATCTAATTCTTCGTACCAAATAAACTTTGTGTACCCTTTACTAAACTTGATTGATTTGATTTTCTTTGGTTTATCAGCACCACGAAAGATAATCTTTTGTCCTGTAGGAATGTACGTTAATACTAATTTTGCTTCTGGTATATCCCAATACTGTGTAACACCTAGTGCTTCAATCGCCCATACAAGCTGTTCATATACCGAATCCCTTAGTGTATCTTTTACTTTCCTCAACACAACAGCATTTGCGTTTACATCTCTCATCATCCCTAAGATGATTTCAACACTAATACAAGATGATTTCGTACTACCACGACCACCACTAAACCAATAATGTGTATGATTCCCTTTTTTAATATCCTTGTGGATGTCATAAAACGATGGAGCAATTACATTTGATAACTTAATCATCTAAATATACAGGCCTATATCTATTTTTCCATATTTAATACGTTGCACTGTTACTTGACTTATATTATTAAGACTAGCAATAACCTTCATTTTAACCCCTTTACTAATTAACGATTGTACATTTTCAATAATCTCTTTAGTTAATTTCACATTAGGGTTTTTATAACCTGTTTTATCGGAACTCTTATTAAGACCGTTTCTAAAAGCGTGTTTCGAATTCTCGCTTTGTGTAGACCATTCTAGATTAGATAAGGAGTTATTCATTTTGTTACCATCTATATGATTAACAGTCTTCTTATTATCTGGATTATCAATAAATGTTTGAGCGACTAATCTATGCACTAGTTGTTGGTCTTTTTTGTTATTAACACTTAAACACACCATAAGATAACCACTGCACTTTTTAGGTTTTAAAATCTTTTTAGTTCGAACGCTATAAACATCACCAATATCATTTATTTTATAAATACCTTCATATCCAGTAATATCAAGAAATTTAACCATATTCTCAATCCTCCAAATCGTCTACAATTGTCACACCAACATTACCACTTAACTCTTTCTTATCGGTCCATAGTGCGTATCGTTTACCTAATAACTCAGCAGCTTTGTTCCGATCATTCACACTTGCACCTAATTCAGCGATTTCAGAACCTTCTTTACTAAACATTACCTTTTGTTCAGTAACCTCACCACGCACGACACTTGTAAGGTATTGAAGGACTTCTTCAGCACTCGCAATGCGTTTATCTTCAAGTTGTTTCATACGTTCATCAATATACGCGCGAATGTGAAGTTTCGTTAAGTTTTCACAACCTATCTCTTTTGCTGTCTTTTTACTGTAACCTGCTTTAATAGCTGATTCAGTAGCGTTTAAACTCTCTATATAAAAATCACAAAATGCTTTCTGTTTAGGTGTTAATCTGTTTTCTTTCATATCCCACCACTTCCTCGATAAACTCTTTATAAAATTATCTTCGCCCCCACCTGCTTTATGAAGATATATCCCTGTTACACTAAATGTAACTCACCAAATAAAAAAGAGTCCCTCACTCGAATAAAGGACTCTTTTACCATTCATTATTACATTGTCAAAGATCATATAAAAGGGGAACTTTTATACTTGTGCAAATAAAACTACAAACTACTGTTACAGTGTATATAATATAAATATTTTCTGTTCTTACTCAGAAATATTTAGTTGAAAAGTATTTTCCGATACTTCTCTATTTATTAGTATATTCTTTATTTCCTTTATTTTCTATCTTCTCGTGTATCAATTTGTGCCATGTTACATATTAATTTTTTCAATAATTTTAGAAAGATTTTCTTTCACCCATGACTCAACTTTCATTTTGCATTCTGCTTCACTTTCACCCTTTATATACTCTCCTTTAGGTAATTCAACAAGAATCTTATCACCTAAATATATGTGAGGTCTTGCAGTATAATCCTGCCAGTATCTCGTGCTTACTCCAAGTACAGGAAAATCGAAATCTTGTTTTCCTCCGCAATCAGTTGTCCATTCAGTTTGTTCAAATTCAATACCATTAATTTTCATAGAAATCCTCCTTTCTGATATATCTAGTATACTAAATCAAATAAAACGCTTCAGCCACCAAACTAAGTAACTCATTCTTTTCTCTGTAATACTGTCTTCTACTTATCTTCAAATCATTTATTACATCATCATCAAAGAAACCAAATATATACCGTTTCTCCCATATATGCTTTTGTCTGTCGTGTAATTCATTGTGAAGGATGTCTAATTTCCGTTTAATCCTTGTCTTCTCTTGCAATCGTTCTTCTATATCCTCAATCTTAATATACATTGATTCGATCGTGTTACTCACTTCACCATTACTAGAGCTTTCTCTTAACTCATATGAAGGAGTGAGCTTTATTTGTGGTAAATCATACTTTAGATTTTCGATTTGAGCATCTATATATCGGTAACTGGATAGTATTTTCTCTGCTTTCCTACGTATAACAGATGTAAGTTTAAATTCTTCATATACCTGTTCCACTTAAACTCCCCCTTGATTTAAATCCTTCATATCCTTTAACTGTATCTTCAAGATGTTGATATACTCCGTTGTACTTGTATAAGCGTTTTTCCACCTCATACAATTAGCTTCTGCGACTGCTTCTTCTCGTCTGTGTTCACTCGCGGCCATTTCTGCTTTCATCTCACGTTCTTTACTTGTACCGTTCGGATCTAAACTATATATAGTAGCAACCGTTTCTTTTCGTTTACTCTCTGCTAATTTCCAAGCTTTTAATGATTCACTATGAAGTTTGCCTGTCCATGTAAGGATTTCAGCGTATAACTTTAACTTCTTCAGTACATCTCCTGGTAATTCATCTGACAATGTGTTTACTTCTTTATATAAAATCCCTAATTGTTGTTCAGGTGTTAGTTTCTCACTCATCTATCTGCCAACTTTCTTAATACTTCATCGTACCGTTCAAACAATTTTTCAATACCCTTCTGAAAATCATCTGATTCTTCATCATTTAATAATTTAGTTATTTCATAGATAGGATTTTCAATTTGAATTATCATTTCTTCACCTTCCTCGGCTTCTTTTTAACTGGAACACTTATAGCTTTTTCAAAACTCCAACCGTATTTTGAAACCCTTGTCCTAATCGCTTCATAATTTGAAAATACCCCTAATTCCCTACACCAATTAGATAACGATTGTTTTTTGCCGTTGTATGTTATCCAAACCGTTCTTGTGGTGTTGTTCATTTGGTCTATATGTTCCACAAAAGTACAATTAGAAGGTTCGTAGTTTCCGTTAACATCTATTCTCTCAATAGATAAGTTTTCTTCATAACCATTCGATCTAGCCCACTTTATAAACGTTTCAGAACTATCCTTCCATTCATCACAAACCTTAATACCTCTACCACCATAATTTTTAAAGCCTATCGCTCTTTCATCGTAACAACGCTTTTTCATGTTTTTCCAAATTAGATACAACTTCCCTTTTGATTCCCCATGTGTAGTATGATTTTTAATAGTTGTTTCTTTCCTAAAACAACCACACGATTTAGTGTGTCCGCATTTCAATCGTGCAGATGGTACAGTAGTTTCCTTTCCACATTCACAAATACACTTCCATAAACTTTCGCTACGTTTGTTTTTCCCTCGGTATTCCAAAACTGTTAATTTCCCGAATTTTTCACCTTTTAAGTCTAAAAAACCCTGTTTAAAAGGATATTTCATTTAAAAAACCCTTCTTTCGACTTCACTAATTTCATTGTTTCTTCTACTGCGTATTGAATTAGCGTGCGTTCAAATGGAGTTAATGCTGCTACGTTTTCTAAACGATCATGTATGTTTTTAATAATTTCTTGTTTGTTCATTTCTTTTTCCTTCTCTCTTTGTTCTCCTTATGTGTTTCCCAACCGTATTTCTTGGTGTATGTCACACATTTAATTTCTAACTGAGGGTATTTGTATTCAAATAGTTTTCGCTTCAATTTGAAGGCTTCTAACAAGAATGTAGGCTTAACGTCAACGACCTCTATTTTTCCATCTGGATACGTCACTTCAAAGTCAGCTATATAACTAATTTGTCTATATTTCACACCGTTCTTCTCGAACTTCGGTTGTAACTCATATTTAGGATGGCAAACGAAGTAAGATATAACTTTAGCTCTCTCTAATTCTTTTAAATGTTCGTAATACAATCCCTCTGCTTGACTATCAAACTTTATATCATCTATTTTAGTTTTCTTAGCTCCATATTTACTCATAGTATCGACCTCAATTCATACACAAACTCTTGTTTATTTAGTACTGCTATTTCAATCAATGCATATAATGGATCAGTGGGTTTTAAATTTTCTTTTCTGTTTAAGAGCAGGAGAATATCCTGCTCATATTTTTTTATTAAGTCCTGTATTTGTTCTTGCATTGTTTATCCCTCAATCTTCCTCATAACAACTTCATAGCCTTCTCTTTTCTTCTCGTTAAAGTAATCTAACGCTTTATCAATCTCAAAGTTATAAAATCTATGTTTCTTCTCTCCGTACTGTACCTCGATTAAATCCGTTGCCCCTGGCTGCTTCATTATTTTCTCTAACTCACTTAACTTGATTTCGAATTCGTTGATGTCATCCATACTAAACATATCAAACACCCCTTTTTACAAAAGTGTTTACAATTCTAATTCCTGCATATATGATGACCGCCCATACTGACGGTTGACCTAATTTAATGACTGTATATAAATAAGGATGATTATTCGCCCACTGCCAAGCCATATCTGAAGTAGAAAATAAATCCATCATTCAGAATCACTCCTTAATGTGTATTATTACTAATCACTATGTTAAACTTTGAACCAAACTACTTAAAAACTAAGTCCTTCAGTAAGATATGACCATATTTTCTTGTTTTTTATATAACCGATGTTCGACCTGTGAACACCAAACTTTTTAGCTATTTCTCGATGAGTTATACCTATTTTTAAAAGTTTAATAATTTCCAAAACTTTTTCTTCAGTTAGTTTTGAACCTCCTACTCTAGAACCTTTTGCTTGCCTACCTTTAGAAATCATATCCAATGTATTTTCTTGAGTAGTCCCAGAACTTAAATGAGAAGGATTTATACAATTAGGATTATCACAACTGTGCATAATAACATGATTTAAAGGTATTTCTCCTTTCGTTATTTCATAGACATATCTACTCATGTTGTAGAACTTTCCTCTTCTAGTGACTACTGGATAACCAGCTTTATTTCTAGTATGACTAACACAAATCCAACAATCATTTTCATTTGTTGTATATTTAATAACTCTTGGGTTTTTACCGTTGTAATTTTCATTAAAAATTTTAATCTCGTCCACTACTCCCAAAACCTCCTTCTCTAAAATCATTAACAACTTCATCATCATTAGTTAGTAGAAAAGGCATAAATATCGCTTGGGCGCACCTTTCTCCTGCTAACAACATTACTGTTTTATCACCAGTGTTTACTAACGGAATCCCAATATTACCTCCATTAGAAGGGTTGTTATAATAACTAGAATCAATTACCCCTGTCCCATTCATTAAGTTAATTCCGTACTTAACACCTAATGATGAACGGATATAAACTAGTAATACTTCATTCTCTGGCATAAAAACTTTTATATCTGTAAACACTAGTACACTTTCACCAGGTTTTAATGTTACATCCTCTTTAATTCTTAGATCATATCCTGCTGAAGCCTTGTCTGCTCTTTTTGGTAAAATCGTTTCACTATCATATTTTTTATGTTTAGCTTCCACTTCTTCAAAGAATCGCATATTATCGCTCCTCACCATGGTAACTCATCACTTGGAATGTCAATTGTTTTATTACTACCAAACGGATCATCGCTAAAGCTATTCTTTTGCCCCGTATTGCTTTCATTTTTGCTTTCAGGTGTATTTGTATTCCCATTGTTTTTAGGCTCTAAAAACTGTACAGAATCAGCTATAACATCGAATGTATATATCATCTTACCTTCGTTATTTTGGTACTTACCTGTTTGAATTTTCCCCTCGATCGCTACTAAACTACCTTTTTTCGTAAATTGCTCTGCTAACACTCCTGTTTTACCGAACATAACCACATTAATAAAATCCGTATGATCTTTCTTGAATTTATCTGTAATTGCAATTGTTCCTTTTACTACTTCTTTTCCACTGTTTGTAACTGTTATTTCTAAATCTTTTGTCCATCTTCCAATCCCAATAAATTTATTCAATTTCATTTCCTCCTGGTATAGTTTTCTAGTTAAGTAAAGATAATATAGTCATATTGATTTGGTTTAGATTCAAAAACTTCCACGACTTGCAGATTCTTTCCATCACTATCTTTAATGGTATTTATCCGAATGTAGAGCCTTTTCACTCTTATCCCTCCTCGTCTACTTCTTCTGCTCCAACTTTCTCTAAAATAAAATCAAATATAATTTCTGCTAAATCATCTAATTCATCTTCTTCTGGTGCATACCCCAATTGAACCAACTCTTTGAATAAGTAATCTGCTATTTCTTCTGTAGTGAAAATGATGTCAACATACTTTTCATCCATCTGTTTTCTCCATTCGTTTCATGAATTTTTCAAACTCTGCATCTTCTGTGTTAGGTATTAATCCTAATTTGAATAGATCAAACTTATCCATGTAGTAATACTTTCCGAAACGCTTCTCTTGTTCATATTGGAGTTTCTGCATCAACCTCTTATTGTTGTGAACCCCTTCTTTTCCCCTATGATGTTCTGGACATAATGGAATTAGATTTCTTACTGTACCTCGCCCACCATTCGAGAATCCTTTTGGTTTAACATGGTGCAGCTCTATTTGATTACTTCCACAAACAACACAATATTCATCATGGATTTCAAATACTCGTTTAGCAGTTGTTTTGCTGACTGATCCTCTTTGCTTCTTAGTAGGGATTGTTCTACCTTTAAAAACCTCTTGTTTCTTCTTACCTTTAAATGGCTTCTTAGGTACTGGATGATAACCCCAATTCATAGTAAATCTTTAAGTAAATCTCTAAGTTTCAGATTCTCAATTTCTAATCTTGCAAACTCTCTATTTAATTTGTCATGTTTTACCTCTAACTTCGTATAAGCTTCTTCACTTTTTTCAATCGTGTAATTAAAATTGTGTTTCATATTCACGATACGATCATTCAATTCAACATTTTTCTTAGCCAACTCAAGATACTTCTCATCCGATACTCTTACTTTAGCCAACTACATCAACCCCCAACGCTTTTTATAGTTAATCATCGTATCTCGACTAAACCCAAATTTCTTAGCTATCTTATAATCAGGCATTAACTGTGATTTCATTTCTCTGTATTCTTCTAAAGTAATTAATTTGTTTTCATAAGATTTTTTAGTGATTCCCCACAATTTACGCTTTCGGTACAATGTCCACCTACCAACACCGTATTCATTTGAGATTTTTTCATCTGATAAACCTTGCTCTTTTTTAAGTAAGTATTCTTCTTTTGTTATCTTCTCTGTTGTATTCCTTAAATCAGGTATGTTACATCTTCTTTTAAAGTTTTTTATCGAGCTAGGATGAGCATCTATTTCTCTTGCTATTTCTAAATCACTTAACCCGTCTTTTTTAAACTTCAAATATTGTTCTTTAGTGAGTTTTATCCGTTGCCTACCTGCTTTCGTATCACCTTTTTTAATCAAACCTTGACTTCTTAAAATACTTACTTCAGAGATCAATAGTTTAATTGAGCATCCAAAAAAATCAGCAATTTCGTTCATAGTAAAATTTTGATTTCGTAATTCAATGTATTTTTCAGGGTCTACAAATTTTCTTTTATATCCTCTTTCAATAACTTTTCCAGTTTCATCTTTTTTATCTTTTTTAAGTAAGTTGCTTAACCGTTGTATTTCTGGGTTATCTGGATCCTTATCTAATAAATCGAGTATTTTCATACGAATAGCTTTTTTCTCTTTTTTATCCACTATCATTCACCTACTTTTAAAGTGTTTTGATATTTGTCTTTCCAGTAGATAGCTTGACTAATTGCTTCTTCTTTCTCTCTTTCTAGTTGATCCAACTTATATTTCATTAAAGTAATGTAATGTGATAAATCAACCATTTCTTCTAATGCGTGGTTAATCACTTCGTTAGCATCCCAATCATTCACATTCAAAGGATTAGGATATTTCTCTGCTGCTTTTTCCATTTGTTTAATTTGTGTACGGTTATAAAGGAAATTAGCATCTTTGTATAACTGGTTTCTTTGTTGTTGTTCGAACTTATCTATAAATTCAGAACCTTTATTTTGTAACAATTTAATTTCTTCTTGTGAAAAATATTTACTTAGCTGATTCATTTGTTTACCCCCTCAATTTCAATTTCTAACATCCCTAATATCTTTTTGATTGATTCAGCAATATGTGTTCTTCCATTCTCCACAAAACCTTGATAATACATTCTTACTTTTTCTTCTTTAGACCACTCAATTTGGAATCCGTTCACTAGACCACTAAAGTACTTCATGAAGTTCTTTTCTGATTTATTAATGTAAGCTGCGATTGCACCATAATCTTCTCTTGTATTTTGATGTCTGATAATAGTTGGGTAATTAAACAATGTTTTTTCCCCTGATTTCTCTCTAATACTATTAATCGCTTCAACCACTTCTCTTGGTAATAAAACTTGTTCCATCTTAAACACTCCTATTTTCTTTATTTGTGATTTCCATAAATGTTTCTCTACAACCGAGTAATAAACTAGCATCTATATACATTTCTTTTTCATTTTCAAATGTATCTAGTGGTAACGGAATAATTTGATCGTTCATGTAAGTCATAGGGCTGAATGTTTTCGCCCCATGTACCCATACATTAACAAGTGAACGGTAAACGCTTTTTTCGAGAATATAACCTTTGTATTTTCTGTTGTAAGCTTCAATAACGACCCAATCGCCAACATTAGTCACCAAAATCCCTCCGATTATCTAGGTATTTGATTATTAAATTTATCTGCTAACTTTTGTAATTCTTCGTTCATTTTGTTTTTAAACCGATCTTCTAAGTAATAATCTATTTTCATGACATCATCTGTCATAGTAAGTACCTTTTTCTCATAAACTAGTAATTGTACAAGCAAGAAACCAACTAAGTAATCGTCTTCGATTGACATTCGGTAGTATTCTTTAATTTCCATCATCCGAACCTTCTTTCAAGACTAACAAACTTTGAAAACTCTTTTATAAAAGCTAAATTAACTGTTCCGATTCTACCGTTACGGACTTTAGACACGATCACTTCAACAATGTTTTTATTTTCAGTTTCAGCATCGTAATATTCTTCTCGATATAGAAAAGCAATTACATCTGCATCTTGCTCTATGCTTCCAGATTCCCTTAAATCAGATAACATCGGTCTTTTGTCTTGTCGTTGTTCTACTGCTCGACTAAGTTGTGATAATGCAATTACCGGAATACCTAATTCCATAGCGATTAATTTAAGTTGTCTACTAATCTCTGATACTTCTTCTTGTCTATTTCCTTTTGATTTTTCTAAAACAAGCAATTGTAAGTAATCAATAATAACAACTACACGTTTACCAGGATTTTCAATTTGTAGTTGCTGCACTCGTTGGCGAATTTTTGTAGGTGTTATATTCGCTTCGTCATAAATCCGTAACCCTGATTGGTAAATATCATCTAATGCGCTTGCGATTCTTCTCCATTCTTCTTGATTCAATACGTTTTTAGCATTATGGAGTTTATCGCTAGGGATATTTGTATAATTACTTACTAAACGATCAAAGTTTTCTTCTTCTGGCATTTCTAAACTAAATAAAGCGACTATGTTATTTTTCGCAATATGTTTTGCAACATTTAAAACAAATGCGCTTTTTCCCATCGCCGGGCGAGCGCCAATAACAATTAATTTTTTATCATTAATACCTTTAGTCATTTTGTTAAGGTCTTCATAACCCCAATCAGTACATTTGTAAGTACCATCTCTACCCTCTAAATCTTGTAAGTAATTATTAATCCGATCTAATCGACTTACTTCTTGTTTAGTGGTTTCTTTTTGGATTGTTTGGAGAGTACTATTTAATCCATTAATAATTTCTTCTACCTCTTGACCTTGCTCAATTAAACTTTTCGCATCTGCTATCGTTGAAAATGATTCACGCTTTTTCCATAGGTCGATTAATGAATTAACATGATAATTAAAGTTTTCAGTAGTTGCGATACTATTCTCAATTTGAATTAAGTGTTTTAAGCTCAATAGCTCATCGAATTGACTTATTGTAAATACATCGACTGTTAAGCTTTGTTCGATTAATTTAGTAATCACTTCAAAAATTAATCGGTTAGTTGGATCAGAGAAGTGTTTAACCTCTAACTTACTGTTAATTAATAACTCACTTCTCTTTATACTTGTTCCAATTACTTGAAGTTCTAAATCCAGGTTTGAAAAGTGATTCATCCCCATTCTCCTTCCACTTCATTTCCAACACTTTATTTTCTTTTTCTAAAGCTGCCATGATCTCAGGAGAATAAACATTTTCAGTTATATCATAGTTTCTTAGTTCTCTGTATTGCCCTTCAATTAGTTCTGCAATTGATGGAACGAATTTAGAAGTTGAAGCAATTCGTATTACTTTATTTAAAATTGGTTTAATATCATAATCTTTTAAAACTTCATACCAAGCATCAATTCGCTTTTGCGTGATTTCAAAACGATCATGAAACTGTTGGATTGTTTCTAATACCTCATATACCTCTTTCTTATTCATTTCTAATCCTCCAAGTTAAATTGACTTGCATCAGCTTTCTTTCGTTGTTGAGGTTTAGCTTTATTATTTTTTCTTTCCCAAGCTAGAATAGTTAGATAATCATTTTTGTACTCTATACCTTTAGAGCCTTTATAAAGATTAAGATTAACAATCCTTTCTTTTGTTCCAGATTCTCCGAACTGTTCTATAAGTTTTTCGTATTCTTCTAATTTCATAGAAACAAATTCATCATATTTAATCTTCTTTTCATTCTTAACATTCTTTACATTCTTGTTAGTTGTTAGTTGCTTGTTAGTTGCTTGTTGATTGCTTGTTGGGTTGCTTGTTAGTTCATCTTCAGAGAATTGATAAAACCCCCAATTAACAATGGTTATAAGCCTATTTTTGTTTGTTGATTCGTTTGTTAAAAAATCGTATTTTTCAAAACGTTTTAGAGATGTTCTTACATTCTGAATCGATACACCTTTTCCGCATTTTTGAGCTAATGATTCTAAACTTGTGATAAATTGACCAGGTGCAGCTTTGTATTTTTCACCTTTAAATTCCCATTCTCTACCTTGGTGATTAGCTAACATCAAGATCGTCATAAGTACCGTTTTTTGTTCGGGTGTACTATCGTTCCATATTGGTTTAGTTAGTAAGCACCTATGAAGTTTAATCCAACCTTGCAATTACATCACCTTCTAGTTCCAAAGTGATTCGATGAATCTTTGTTCTTTTACAAGATTAAGCAGTTTTTCTTGTAGTACTATATAAACCGTAGTTGTTTTCAAGTTAATCTCATCAAATTCTTCTTCTATTTCGTCTAATTCATCTATCATTTTAGTGATTTGGATTGATCTTTCTTCTAAAACATTCCATCTAGCTCTTAAAGACTTTTCTAATTTTTCATCCATTCTTTTTTTCCTCCGTTTGTGATATAATAGAAGTACATATAATTTTGTTAGCCACTATTCTCAGTAGTGGTATTTTTTTATGCCTTTTTAACGAATTGGATAGCTTTCTCTAACATTTCTTTAGCTGCTTTGTTGGTTGTAAACGCTTCGGTTTGAATTAATTGTTTTAGAATATCTACTTTTTTCATCTACAATCCCCCTATTTTTTAATAACCATTAACTCTGTAATTTCTATATCTAAATAATTACAAAGCTTTTCTAATGTATCTAAATTAATTCCTGCTGCTTTGTTATCTCTTAATCTAACAAGAGTCGAACGAGTTATATTTGTCGCTTCACTCAAAGCAGTTATAGAAGGAATTCGTTTTTCCCACATTAGATCATCTAAGCGAATTTTAATATTATGTTGAACCTTCTGTAATCCCTTGCTCACTTTTCCACCTCCTTCCAACTTATCCTAATTGTACCATATCATATGAAACTTGTATAGGATATAATGCAACTTTTTAAAAAAATTTTTATTTTTGGTATTTATCGTGTACAATATGACTATAATGATGTTGAGGTGATCGAGATGAAAAAAGTTAGAATTAACCTACACCGTTTAATGGGTGAACGCAAAATTAGAAGCATTAACCAACTTTCGAAAGATACTGGAATTACTCGTACAACGTTAACACGGTTATATAATGAGGAATCAACACAGTTAGATTTCAATACAATTGGTACGTTATGCGAATACTTCCAATGCGATCTAAGTGAATTATTATTCCTGGAGGAAGAAAAATAAACTTCCTCTAAAATTATGTCTAAGGCTTGTCCACTCCAAGAGCTAAACCAAAGCCCCCGAAAGGGCTTCGTTTATAAACCTACTTGTGTAGCTGCGTATGTCGCATTCTCTTTACTGTGACCTTCAAATATCAATTGTTCAATCAGTCCAGACTTCGAGAAAGGCATTGATTCAAGATACTGTTTAGCATGGCGAACTGCTTGATATCTCCAATCAACTTGAATATTTTTTACTGCAAAAGTAGCATCTTCTTGACTGTAACCTTCGAATACTAATTGATTAATTAAACCTTTTTCAGAAAAAGGCATTGATTCAATGTAATTTTCAGCTTGCTTAATAGCGTTTTGTTGCGAAATACTGAACTTAGGTTCTTCTTTCTTAGGTTGTTCTTTGATAACAGGTGTTTCTTTTTTAACTTCTTTTACAACAGGTTTAACTTCTTGTGTTGTTTCTTCATCAGATCCCATTGTAGCGATACAACCACCAATACCTAATACAACTACCGTTCCAAAAACAATTGATACACCTTTAAAGAATTTTTTCATTTTGATTTCCCCTTTATATGTTTTTTGTTATTGCACTTTATATTTCGTAGTGTGTCTTAGTTATCTTCTTCCATATCATCCTTGTTAGAAATGTAATACTCCAATGCAAGTTCTTTCATTCTGTCAAGAGACTTGCAAAAATCAGCTAGCATTTCCTTGTCATAAAAACATTCACCATGCTCTACATCACCGTCGATTGAATAAGCTAATTCCCTTATTTCACTTCTTAATTTAAGATTGTTTATTACTTTATCTGTCATTTACTCCACTCCTTATATGTCGCTATTGTTGTCTATCGCATAACAGTTTCTTTTGATTGCTCTTGC